AGAAAGTTTAATTGCGCTATATACAGTGCGTACTAAGAAAGGTAAAAATATGAAAAAGATTGCTATCGTTGGTCATGGTTATGTCGGTAAGGCATGCGAATATGGCTTTAATACTAAAAAGAATAAGATCCAGTTGATTGATCCATTTCTCTATAATAATTCTGTTGACGATATGACTGATGTCGATGTCTCGTTTGTCTGTGTTCCTACACCGTTTGGTGCTGATGGTCAGATAGATGCCTCCATTGTTGTTGATGTTACTAATAAACTTATTGAGAAAACTACTGGTCTGATTGTAATTAAGTCAACAGTTATCCCTAGTATTGTAAAAGAACTAAGCACTAAGAATAGCCGAGTTATTTACAATCCAGAATTTCTAACTGAGCGTAATGCTCTTGAAGATTTTGTAAACCCACCTATGCATATATTTGGTGGTGAAGCTAAATCTGTGGATACACTTGAAAATTTATATAATAAGTTCAGCCGTTGTAAGCCAGCCCCTGTATATAAGATGGCTGCACAAGATGCCGCTTTTGTAAAGTATGGTATCAATAGTTTTCTAGCCACAAAGGTTATGTGGTTCAATCAATATAAGGAGTTAATTGATAATCATGGAGCCGATTACGATAATATTATTACTGCTGTTGGCACTGATCCCAGGATTAGTCACAGTCATACTCAGGTTCCTGGTCCTGATGGTCGCAGTGGTTTTGGTGGTGCTTGTTTCCCCAAAGATACAAATGCTCTATCAGCATTTGCTGGGACAGATCATCTCTCTATTCTAAAGCTAGTCATTGCAGAGAACAATAATGTACGTTCTCAATATGAGTTAGATGATAGAGAAAAAGAACAAAAAGTTGTTTACATATCTTAGATAATGTGCTATAATAAACCTATAAGGAGAAAAAAATGACTCACGTAATGATTACAGGCTGTGCTGGTTTTATTGGTTATCACCTAGCACAATCTCTACAAGATGATGGACACCAAGTGTCTGGCTTTGATAACTTTAACCACTACTATGATGTTAGTCTAAAAAATGCTCGAGCAAAGAATTTGCGTGAACGTAGTATTGAAGTATCATATGTCGATCTAAAAGACTTGACTGGTCTTACAGAATTTATGAATAAACATAAACCAGATATTGTAATGCATCTTGCTGCATATGCTGGTGTACGACACTCGTTAGAAGAACCACAAACATACATTGATAATAATGTAACAGGTACTCAAAATCTAATCGCAGCTTGTAATGCCGCTGGTGTTGAGCAAGTTGTTTATGCTTCTACATCATGTACTATGGCTGGTAATGAATTACCTTGGAAAGAAGACGAGAAATGTGGTTATCAATTAAACCCATATGGCTTTACTAAGTTTACTAATGAAGCACAGTTTATGTCTAGTTCAATTACACGGACTGTTGGTCTTCGTTTCTTTACTGTTTATGGTCCATGGGGTCGCCCTGATATGGCACTATTTGACTTTACTAAAAACATTGTAGCTGGTGAACCAATCAAGTTATTTAACTATGGTGATATGATCCGTGACTTTACATATGTTGATGATATTGTACAAGGTATTAAAATTATTCTTGAACATACTAATCTACAGGGTTTACATCCAAATCATGATGAAAGCTATAATGAAGTATTTAATATTGGTTATGGTGAACAAGTTAAGCTTGTTGACTTTGTGGATAATATTGAAAAGAACCTTGATCGTGAAGCCATTCGTGAGTTAGTCCCTATGCACCCTGCAGATACACATGCAACTTGGTCTGATACTACTAAGATTAGAAAACTTGGATATAAACCTACAACACCTATGTCTGTTGGTGTCGAAAACTTTGTAAGTTGGTACAAAGATTATTATAATGTCAACTAAGCCAATGCGGATAGGAATGACCGCATCAACATTTGATTTACTTCACGCTGGTCACGTAATGATGTTACGTGAAGCTAAGTCACAGTGTGATCATTTGATCTGTTGTTTACAAATAGATCCAACTATAGATAGAGTAGAAAAGAATGCTCCAATTCAAACTATAGTAGAAAGACAAGCACAGCTTGCTGCAATTACTTATGTTGATGAAGTTTTAATCTACCGTACAGAAAAAGATTTACTTGATATAATGAACATGTATCCAATTGATGTTCGGATACTTGGTGATGAATATAAGAACAGAGACTTTACGGGTAAAGATGAATGTCGTCAATTGGGCATTGAAACATATTATAACAGTCGGACACACCGATTTTCTACAAGTGATTTAAGAGAACGTGTCTGCACAATTAAAAGGAAAACTAAATGAGTATAATGGATAAACTCAAGAAGAATACAAAGTTGAAACATACTGAAATTCTTTCGGAGTCTGGTTTCTTTAATAATAAAGAAATGGTTTCTACACCAGTGCCAATGATTAATGTTGCACTATCTGGTTCTGTTGACGGAGGTCTTTCACCTGGTCTAACTGTACTAGCTGGTCCTTCTAAACACTTTAAGACATCATTTGCATTACTAATGGCTAGTGCATATCTTGACAAACATAAAGATGCAGTAATGCTCTTTTACGATTCAGAGTTTGGCTCACCACAAGCATACTTTCAACAATTTGGTATTGATGCTTCACGTGTTCTACATACACCTATTACCAATGTAGAAGAATTAAAGTTTGATCTTATAAACCAATTAGAAGGTTTAGATAAGAAAGATAATGTTATTGTTGTTATAGATTCAATCGGTAACCTTGCCTCTAAGAAAGAAATGGAAGATGCTCAGAATGAGAAGTCTGTTGCAGATATGTCTCGTGCTAAACAATTAAAAAGCTTGTTCCGTATGTGTACTCCTTATCTGGCTATGAAAGATATTTCTATGTTGGCTATTAACCACACGTATCAAGAAATGGGTCTGTTCCCTAAAGCTATTGTTTCTGGTGGTTCAGGTATATACTACTCAGCTAATGATATTTGGATTATTGGTCGAAGACAGAACAAAACTGGTACTGAAGTAACTGGTTACGACTTTGTTGTTAATATTGAAAAGTCTCGGTCTGTTAAAGAGAAATCTAAAATTCCTATCTCAGTATCATGGGAAGGTGGCGTAGAACAGTATTCTGGTTTATTAGAAGTTGCTCTTGCTGGTGGATTTGCTAGGAAGCCAAGTAATGGTTGGTATGAAGGTATTGATCCTTCTACAGGTGAAGTCCTTACAAAGAAATCACGTATGGCAGATACACTCAAGTCTGATTTCTGGGATCGCATTATGGTTGAGACAGAATTTAAAGAATTTATAAAACGTCAATTCACCATTGGATATAAATCTGAGATTGATCTTGATTCATTAATTGAGGAAGTTTAATGAGATTTGATAAACAATTAGGTCGTGAAGTACCCGAGGATGGTGTAGATTATGAATTGGTCCCAGGCGATAATGACGCCTGGGCTATTAGATTTAAAACTGGTCCATATGTAGAAACTGTGTTTGGTTTCGGTCAACTAAGAGTTAGTGGTGAAGGTGAAGAACCAGTTATGTCTTTTGACTTTGATATTATAGAAACACCAGATGCTGATCTAAGTGCAAAAGATATTGATTTACAATTAGCTGTAGGTGATGTATTATCAGACATACTAGTTAGGTCTATTGAAGAAGAAACTGTTGTTACAAGGGAATCAGAATGAACATTGAACAGGTAATATTAAGAAACATTTTAGTTGATGATAACTATATGCGCAAAGTATTGCCATTTGTTAAGCCCGAATATTTTGAGGGTGTTTATAAAAATCTATTCAAGGAAGTTGGTAAGTTTGTTGCAAAGTACAACAGACTGCCATCACTTGAATCCTTTAAGATTGAATTAGATGAAGCAACTGGTTTCTCGGATGAGCACTACCATCACGCAGTAGAAATACTACCAGAAATATTTAAAGTTGAAGAGATTGACCAAGAATGGTTAGTAGATAAAACAGAGAAGTGGTGTCAAGATAGAGCAGTACATAATGCTATTATGGAATCAATTACTATTATTGATGGCAAACATCAAACTCTAACCAAGAATGCATTACCAGATTTGTTATCAGATGCATTAAGTGTAAGTTTTGATACTAACATTGGTCACGATTATATTGAAGATTTCTCTAAACGGTTTGATTTCTATCATGCTGATGAAGAAAAGATGCCATTTGATATTGATATGCTTAATACTATCACTAAGGGTGGTATCCCTAATAAATCACTTAATGTTATTCTTGCTGGTACTGGTGTTGGTAAATCTCTTGCAATGTGTCACGTAGCCGGTGCTGCAATGACTCAAGGTAAGAATGTACTCTATATAACTATGGAGATGTCGGAAGAAAGAATAGCAGAACGTATAGATGCTAATATCTTAAATATACCTATTGATCAATTAGACACTTTATCTAAATCAATGTATTCAGAAAAGATTGCACGCATTTCTAAACAAACAAATGGTAAACTTATTGTTAAAGAATATCCAACTGGTTCAGCTCACTCTGGACACTTCAGAGCATTATTAAATGAATTGAAGTTAAAGAAAAAGTTTAATCCAGATATTATCTTTATTGACTATCTTAACATTTGTTCATCATCCAGAATGAAAGCAATGGGAGGATCAATCAATTCTTATACATATATTAAAGCTATTGCCGAGGAGCTACGTGGCCTTGCTGTTGAGTTCGACTTACCGGTCTTCACTGCAACGCAAACGACACGTTCTGGTTTTGGTAACTCGGATGTTGGGCTTGAAGATACGTCCGAGTCTTTTGGACTACCCGCTACCGCTGACTTAATGTTTGCACTTATAGCAACAGAAGAACTAGATGCTGTAGGTCAAGTTATGGTTAAACAGTTAAAGAACCGTTATAATGATGTAAGCACTAATAAGAGATTTGTTATTGGTATTGATAGATCAAGAATGCGATTGATGGATGCTGAAGGTGACCCTACAGGTGGTATGGTTCAAGATGGACCAGTATTTGATAAGACAGTAGCACAAGAAAAATTCAATAATTTTAAAATGGAGTAATGCAATGAGAGTATGGACTGTAGTAACACCTCAACCATCAGGTGAATTGTTAGCAGGTGGATTAAAAGATGCACAAGATATTATTAGTTATTGTGCACGTGTATCTAATCCTGCTAATGAGATGAATACTAAAACTGCCGAGAAACTTATTAGATACCTTATCAAACATAAACATTGGTCTCCATTGGAAATGGTATCTTGTACCTTAGGTATAGAAACTACACGTGATATTGCTAGGCAGTTATTACGGCACCGCTCAATGTCTTTTCAAGAATTCAGTCAAAGGTATGCAGATCCTCAAGATCAAGATGAAGCATTTGTTGTTCGTGAAGCACGTATGCAAGATACTAAGAATAGACAGAATTCTATTCCAAGTACAGATAGAGAACTGGCAAGAGCATGGAGAATGAAACAACACCAAATTATCCATGAAGCAAAGTTAGCTTATAACTGGGCAATTCAAAATGGTATTGCTAAAGAACAAGCACGTTCGGTATTGCCAGAAGGTAATACAGTATCACGTTTGTTTGCTAATGCAACCTTAAGATCATGGATACACTACATTGAATTAAGAACTGGTAATGGAACACAACTTGAACATATAGAATTAGCACGTGAGATTGCTCTAAATATTTCAACCATATTTCCAATGACAAAGGAGTTTATAGCAGATGGGCCGTAAATTAAATACATATTATTCTAAAGACAATAAGGGTAAAGCTGAAGTTCATTTTGATTATAAGAATGAAAGAGCTTATATAAAATACTTTGATAATAATGATGAACTATTTGATACTGAAGATTTTCCTAATAACTCTATTAGATATGTTGAAGATGCAGCTGAAAACTGGTCTTTAGGTATAAAAAAACTTTAAAAAAAGTTAAAATAATGCTTTACATCTGATATTATATGTGCTAATATAATATCAACAGACATAATAAACGAGTAGTGAATATGAAAAATATCTTATCCGGCGCATTTACATTAGCAATGTTACTTGGTCTAGGTGCTTGTATTAGCATATTTAATGGTGAAAGAGCAGAAGCTAAAGAGTGTCTTGCTTTAAATGTTTATCATGAAGCAAGAAATCAAACTATTGATGGACAGTATGCTGTTGCTCACGTAACAATGAATAGAGTTGCTAGTTCAAAACATGCAGATAATATATGTGATGTTGTATATGCTAATAAACAATTCAGCTGGACATGGACACTTGATGATACTACTCCAGATGATAAAAAAGCATATAAACTAGCATATGCTATTGCTATAGAAGTTATGTCTAATAAATCTAATGATAATACTGGTGGAGCAGATCACTACCATGCCGACTATGTAAATCCTTTCTGGGCTAAGGAAGAATTTATGATTAAGACTGCCGAAATTGGCACTCACATTTTTTACAAAGCGAAATGATATGAAAAAGAAAAGATTAAAATTACTTGTTGTAGGTCATGGCAGACACGGGAAAGATACTGTTTGTGAAATACTAAGGGATAATATGGGTTACTCATTTGAGAGTAGTAGTCAATTTTGCTCAAAGAAATTTATCTTTAATAATTTAAAAGATAAGTATGGGTATAAATTAGAGGAAGAATGTTATACTGATAGGCATAATCATAGAGCAGAATGGTATGATGCCATATGTGAATATAATGCAGAAGACCCCGCTACACTAGGTCGTGAAATGTTTCATGAGTATGACATCTATTGTGGCCTCAGAAATAAAGCAGAATTCTTTGCTATGAAAAACTCTGGTGTATTTGATTATGCTATTTGGGTTGATAGATCAGATCATCTACCTCCTGAAGCAAAAGATAGTATGAGTATTGAACAATGGATGACCGACTATACTATTGACAATAATCGTACTCTTGAAAGTTTAGAATTCAATACAAAGGTTCTAATGAATCAACTACATTCTCAATTAAAAGATTGGGATCAACATCTCTGGGGTCAAGGAGATATTATGGGAGTAGCAGTGTAACATAAAAGAGACACTAAAATATTAAATAATATATGATTAGCATTTTTAGCCTTTTATATACTATATAATTAGTAAACGTTGAAGCAACGTGAAC